AGTTCGCAAGCGGGGCTCGCTGGACGCATGGCTCGGCTGGCTGCGGCTCGGCGACCGGTTGGTGGAGGCGGAGGCTATGAACCGCCCGATCCCTTTGCCGGCGGCGATGGTCCGATTCTCCAGAGCCCGCGCTTCAACTCGCCCAACTCGGTTCGGGCGAGGGTCAGTTCTCCAACCGCCGCCCCCTTCACGGTGCAACGCCCAATGATGGACGCGGCCAGTCCGTCCAATTACAAGGCAGGCGACAAGCACAACCACGTCTCTCACGGCGGCGGATCGTTCAACATGAACGTCGTCGACCTGCCGGCCGAGGTGATCGCCGGCTACCGGAATCGCTCGAACGCCAAGGCCGCGGCGCGAACTGACGCGGGCCGACAGAACATGATGGCCCGCGCGACGCTCCGGCAGTACCTCGCCAATCCCGCGGCGGCCGGCGCGTTCGGCGACGTTCCCGCGATGGCGGCGGGTGGCGGATTCGGAGGGGGGTCGCGCGGCGGCTATGGAGCGGCCGGGATGGCGGATGTGATGCGGAAGCGCCAAGACGACCTCATGTTGCACACCGGCGCTTACCATGTAGCGATGCAAAAGGGCGAACTCCCCCCCGGTCTGACGCTGCAGCAGTACCTGGGGGCGACCGCCGGAATCGGCGCGATGGGTGGCCAGCAGATGCCGGTTGGCGGAGCCTTGCCAAGGAACATGCAGTTCCCCGTTGCCCAGCCATTTCCGATCGCTGAACCTGCGTCTGTCACCATGAAGCGAAAGGCTCAACAGGCGGCGGCAGTGCGCGCGGCGAATGCGGCTGGCTATTTCAATGACCAGCCGCCAGCGTGGTCACAAGGAATGGGTTTCGGCTTCTGAGATCCCCACGAATAATCCGCAGCGTTCGCTTTTAGTTCAAGGGAAGCCATGCCCATTCAGAACCCACAAGACCGCCTCAACCGCCGCCTCAACCGAATCCGAGGGGGGCGCGGCCGCACCGCGACGAAGATCGCCCCGGCTGAGGATGAGTCGATGTTCCACGCCCTCGGGCGCAAGACGCTCGGGGCGCTCGGCAAGGCGGGGAATCTACTCGACACGATCGGCGGGACGACACGCACCGCCCTGGCCGGCGAGAACCCGCTGGCCGCCGCCGCAAATCCCCTGAGCGGGGAGCACCGGGTAAGCGGCCTTGATCTGCTGACCAAGTACGCGCCCGGTCTGGTCGGCACGAACGACCCGAAGAAGTGGGAACTCGGCGACGTCGGCCGCGGGCTCGCAGGATTTGCGACCGAAGTCGCCACAGATCCGATGACCTACGTCACCCTCGGGGGATCGGCCGTCTTGAAGGGCGGCGTGCGAGGCCTGGCGCACATCGGAATCCCGTTCACCAAGATCGGGAAGGTGGTCGGCACCGGACGCGTGGGGCAGAAGATCGTCGGGGCGGGCCGTGCCGTCAAGAATGCGGCGGCCTACGGCAACATCCCCGGCACGAAGCGTTCCCCCGGCCGGGCTCTTGCCCAGGCTTTCGACTCTCGAGTACTCGAGACGGCGACCCCTGAGTTCCAGCGGGCAACTCGAGCCAGGGCCGGCGCGGCTGACGCTGCACAGGCGGCCGAGCGAATGCAGGTTGCGAAGTGGACCACCGCGTTCCATCGGGCACACGAAGCCGGGATCGTCAACGCCCACGATTCGGCGGCCGTGCGGCGGATACTCGAGGGAGTCGATGCCGTTCCCCCGGAACTCAAACAGACGGTCAATGAGATCCACAGCCATTTGGCCTCCCGGCAGCGCGAGTACACCCGGCGCGGGATCAAGGCCCCGGTCCTCGACGACATCGTGAACTATATCCCGCGGCAGTTGAGCAGCATGGCCACCGGGCCGCGTACCAGCGGATTGTCGCCCAACACGTTCGCCGCGGTCGAGCCGAGCCAAAAAGCCCGCAAGATGTTTCTGAAGGGGATTCCCGGCGGCACCGACCCGATCACCCGTCTTGGGCGCGACCCCGTGCTCAACGACATGATCGAGAAGAATGTCGGCAAGATTCAAATCGCGCGGCACATCAAGAAGAATTACCCCGAGATCCCGGTTTCCTACAACCGAAAACTGAAGGCCGGCGAGTATGGGCCGCCCAAGCCGAAAAGCCGCGTCCGGGCCTTGGCGACCTGGCTCAAGGAAGGCGTCTCGAAAGAAACCCGCCAATCGGGGATCTTCGGCAATACGCCGCTGCATGACATCCTGACCCACCGCTCACGAGTCGCCGATCGGCTGCACAACGTCGATACCGTGTACGACGTGCTCTCCCAGGCGGCCCAGCCGATGCGGATGCAGTCGAAGTCGCAGAACATGGTGCGGCTCGACAAGGTGTTCCGGGCGCTCAAGCTCGCGCCGGGGAAGATTGGATCGGGCGGCTGGATCCAGCAGATCGGAAACCGCAACCCGGCGCTGGCTGCGGAGATGCTTCGGGCGAAAAGCCCCTTTGCGTTCGCCAAGACGCTGCACGTTCCGCGCGCGCTGGCCGAGGACGCGCTGCGTACCCGCAAGGGGCTGCGGCTCCCCGCCGCCGTCGGCCCCGTGATGCAAGGGATCGACTCCCTGACGAACGTCACCAAGGCCGGGTTGACCGGGCCGTTCGCCAGCTTCCACGCCCGCAACCGACTGTCGGGCGCCGTGAAGAATGCGACCGAGGGGTTGCTGCGGAGTCCCAAGTCAGAATTGGACGCCGGCACCCTTCTGCGCGGCGGCAGCCTGCCGGGAGTCGAGCAGATCCCGGAAGTCGCCAACATCCTCCAGAGCCGGGGGTTGCCGATCACCAACGCGAACGCGACCGACGTGTTCCGCCAACTCGCCTTTTCGCACGGGCTCTCGCAAAGCCACCTGGGGGAAGCGGCCGCCCGGATCGGAGGCGCGCCGGAAGGGAGTTCCTTCCAATCACTCTCGAGCCAACTCCCCGGCATCGGCGGCGGCTTTCGCTGGAAGGATGTCGCCAAGCAGGCGATCGGCGCGACCCCGACGACCACCGTCAACCCGCTCAAGGGGACCGTCCGCGGCGGATTCAACGCCACCCCGGAATCCAGCTTCGGACCGGTCAAGGCCGGCGAGACCCTGGGGAATTACGTCGAGGGATTGAACCGCCTCTCCCCGCTGCTCGACGAGATGCGGCGCGGCGTGCCGAGTGCTGAGGCCGCCCGCAAGATTAAGTCCGCTCAGGTGGACTATTCCGCGAAAGCCTATACCCCGTTCGAGCGCGACGTCTTAACCCGCGTCATGCCGTTCTATAAGTTTCAGAAAGGATCTACTGTCCATCTGGCAAAGGAGTTAGCGTCTAAGCCTGGAGGCGCGACGGCTCAACTCATGAGAGCCACAAACAAACTACGTGGCGATCAGAATCAGCCGCTCCCTGAGTATGTCGGGGACACGGCGGCGATCCCTTTGCCCGGTGCTCATGCGGACGGAACGCGGTCCTATCTGACGGGCCTGGGCCTAATGCACGAATCCCCCCTGGAGTTCGCCGGCGGCAACCCGCTGCTCGAAGCCGTCTCCCGCGCGAACCCGCTCTTGAAGGGTCCGATCGAGGCGGCGTTCGGCCAGAGCGCCTTCCAGAAGTCGGCGGAAGGGGGCCGCCCCTTGACCGACATGGACCCGCTGGCCGGCCGGCTGCTGGCGAACCTTACGGGACGAGACGAGCCGTACCGGATCAATCCGCTGCTCGAGCATGTCCTGGCCAACTCGCCCCTGTCTCGGGCGCTGACGACTGCTAAGACGCTCACTGATCGTCGTCCCTCTGCGACACTCGTCAAGAAAGCGCTCAACCTCGGGACCGGCCTGCGGATCACCGACGTCTCGCCAGCCAGCCAGGAGAAGGTGCTGCGCGAAAAGTTGAACGAAGAGATGCACGCGCTTGGCGGACGGAACTTCAACGAGGTGTATCTCCCTGAATCTCGCATGAAGAATATGAGCACGAGCGAACTTCAATACGTGCAACAACTTAAGAAGATGAATGCACTCTTAGGTAAGAAGGCTCGCACCCGAGCTAAGACGAAAAAGCAGAAAAAAGTAGCAATCCCCTCTTGACACTTGAAAAAAACCTAAGTAGCGTTGGTGCATCGTCCGCCAAAAAAGCGGGCGGTGCAAACAACGTAGGCGTGACGGCCAAAACTGTCATTCCGAAATCTCTAGTTCGTGGAGTGCGAACAGAGCCGTTAATTGCACCGCCCGCTTTTTTATTTGGCACGACGGAGATTAAACGATGGACGTCACTCAACTTTTTACGCAACTCGGCCCGTTCGTCGGACTTGTGGTTGTGATCGGAATGGCGCTGTGGAAGTGTGCGACGTGGTTCGCCCCCCGTGTCGACAAGGTGGTCGACGGGCATGTGGAATACCTGCAATCGTCGAAAAAGGTGATGGAGTCACAGGCCGCCACGCTGACGGAGTTGAGTGCGATGGTCGGCGATATTCACAACCGGGTCATCGTGACCGGCTGTAGCCAAAACCAACGAGCATAAAAGGAAACGCCTTGACCAATCATTTCACCCCTCCTCCGCCGCAAGCGCCCGTGGAATTCGCGATGGCCGACCAGTTGCTCTTGCAACTGCGTCGGTTTTCCCCGTTGGGGCGCGAGGTGCTGGCGCATCGGATGGGTTGCACGGAGGTCAAGGTGGTGGGCCTGTTGGCTCGGCAGATTCAAGACCTGCGGGTCGAGGAACATTCGAGGCGCTACCAATTGACGCCGCTGGGTCGCCGGGTTGCGAATGAAGTCGCGGCCCGGTCAGGCAACCCGGCGATCGCGGCGGTGTCGGTGGGAGCGTTTCAGGCGAGCTTGCTTTGCGGCTGAATGGGTACGAAGTTTCCCCAAGTCTTATAAACATGGAGTGCGTTGTGGCCAAGAAAAGCGGTTACATCCCGGCGTTTGTGAAGGCGAAGATCCTCGCCAACAAGATCTCAAAGCAAGCGCCCAAGTCGAAGCCAGGCAAGGTCACGTATCCCGACTCCTACAGCGAGTTCGAGATTCAATCGTTCCTGCACACGGCCCTACGCGAGAAGGGCTACGACGCCCGCGGCGAAGTGCGAACGACAACCGGCAAGTCGCGTTTCGACATCGTCATCTTCGAGCAGAAGAAGGCCGTGCGGATCATCGAGATCAAGAAGGGGAAGGTCGGCGGCCACACGAAAAAGAAACACGAGCAGTCTCAGTTGCTCGCCCAGGAACTGCAGATCGAAAAGTATCGGCAACACGGGCTCCCCGTTCATCACATCCTCGGAATGGATGCGGCGGTCGAGTATGTTGCTGGAATGCCTGACCTGGAAGCGCCTGCCGTGCGGCAAAGGAGAGTGGTCGCCGAGATGTTTACCTCGCAGTGCTGTATCGCTTGAAGATTGCGGTGGTGTGAAGTGAGGTCCAAAGAACGCAAAAACCGCCTGCCCCGGAAAGGTAGCGGTTTCGGCGTCGAGGTCAGTCTGGGGGGAATTATAACCCTCCTCGGTTATGTTTGCAAGAACTTTTACCGCTGAAAAGAACTTGAGGCCCTCTAAAGGGGCCGGTTGTGCTGGGTTAAATCCTCCCCAGTGAAAAGGTCGGATTGTGAAAGCAGCTTCCGCACGGCGGTTTCCCAGGCAACGGGCAGGTAGTTGATCCTGCGTCGAGAGATACGTCCTGGTCCAAATGTGATAACGCGAACAAAAAGCTGCAGCGAAGCGATCGAGGCCCTTTCCTCACAGACAGCCAACAAGAACTGATCGAACGCAAGAGACGAGGGACACCTGGATTCTTGGGCTAAAGCCCTAAGGATCACAGGGGAATCTCGCATGGGATAACGAGTTTTTACAGGCCATAGAAATGAACCAAACCGACATCCGCGCCCTGTTCGTCCGAGAGTGGCACATTGTCATCGGCGGCTTCCAGCAAGACCTCGGGACTTACTCGGGAATGCGTCACGTCTGGCGGGGCCTGCACCGTTTCGCGGGGGACGAGATTGCGGTGGTGTTCTACCCCTGGCGCGCGGACTGGAAGCAACTGGCCGAGTTGATCTCTCAGATGCGGCCCGCGGACGGGAAGCCGGTGGTCAAGATTTACGCTTACTCTTGGGGCTGTGGGCACGGCTTCACGAAACTGGCGGCCGAGCTCGGTAAGCGAAACATCGACGTGGCAGCCGCTGTCTTGTCTGACCCGGTGTTCTACTCGTCGTTCCTGTCGACGCGGTTTCTGGCGTTCGCTCCGAACTGGCCGATCCGCGTCCCGGAGACAGTGAGGCATGTCGAGGTGTTCCGGCAGAACTTTGAGTTGCTGCGTGGGCATCGGCTGGCGTGGAACCCGGAGACGACCACGGTGGTTGAGCACGTTCCGCCCGCGCACATTTCGCACACGGAGATGGACGATCTCCAGGCGTTCTGGGATCGGTGCCAGGAAATCGCGAAGGAATAGCGAGGAAATCATGCGGCGAATGAAACGAGATTCGATCGAGGTGCTGCTGTGGTGCGGGCTGGGGGCCTTCATTGCGATCTGGATGCTGACGATCAGCGCGGTCAGCGCGAAGGGGGCCGAGAGCGGTTCCCATGCGGCGTCGACGGTGATCGTGCGGCAGAAGGTGCGGTCGTGCTTCCAGGGGCAAGCCTGCAGCGAGACGGCGGAGTCGGGGACCGGCACGATCATCGGCACAGTCGATGGAGATCCCAACCATTACGTGGTCGTCACGGCCCGGCACTGTATCGATAAGGGGCCGGTGTCGGTGCGGACGGCGGACGGCTGGTTCCCGATCGAGAGCAAGCGGCTGCATCCGTCGCTCGATTGCGGCTTCGTGACGTTCTACTCGAAGCGCTCGTACCCGATTGCGGCGGTCGATGAGTCGGATCCGGCTGTGGGCGAGTCCGCGAGTTGGCTCGGTTATCCGCGGGACAACTGGCTGCGAAATTCCTCCGGGTCGATCGAGTCGATCAACGGCAACATCCAGATCACCGGGCGGTCGCTCCACGGCGAGAGCGGCGGCGGCGTTTACGTGCGGGGTTGCTTGTGCGGGGTGGTCTGGGGGACGGACGATCGAAGTTGTTTCGCAACGCCGTTCGGCCCGTTCTGCCGCTGGGTCCGGAGGGAGCGGTATGCGATCCGATTCGGCGGCGAGGTTCCGCCTCCGCCCTCAGTTGCCGAGAAGCCGGTGCCTCTGCCCCTGCCTGCGAAGCCGGTGAACGCGACCGATTTGACGCCGGTCCTTTCGGTGTTGGAGACGATCAGCGCGCGGTTGACGCTGCTCGAATCGCGGCCGGCGGCGGCTGGCCCCCCGGGCGAGCGTGGTCCTCCGGGGCTCCGCGGCGAGCCCGGCCCGGCTGGTCCGGCGGGTCCGGCTGGATCGAGTGCATCCTCGGCGGCCGAGTTGGCCGAGTTGCGGCGGCGGCTAGGGAAGCTCGAGAGCACAGAGATCCCCGTCCATATCCTGAATCCCGACGGCAGCGTGAAGCTGTCGAAGAGTGTCCCGTTGGGGCAGCCGATCGAATTCCGGTTGCTGCCCGTGGCGAGTGAGTGAGCCTGCCGGTTGTCCGGTGGGCCTGTTTTTGTTTCTGACGAAAGGACTGAATCATGGCTGTTGTTGACCTTCCCGAAGCTGTCGCGAGCGCCCTGCAGACGCACACGATGAACGGTGCGGCGCGGCAGGAGAACTCCGCCCGGTCGTTCACGGAGATGCTCCAGCATCAATACGCGAGCGGCCTGACGTTCCGCGATGCCGTCGCGGCCCGTATCGCCCTTGAGTCGGGCAGCGGGCGGACCCGCGCCGAAACCAACGCGCCGAACGATACCTCGGCCGGTGGTTCCGGGACGACCCCCAAGGCTCCGGTGTAATGGCGAGCTTGGAAGCGGAAATGCGGTCGGCCGCAGTCGAGGCCGACTTGTCGATCGCACTTTCGGCCGCCCTGCAGGGGGCGTATCTCCTTGATACGCTTCCTGCGGACGCGGGCGCGCCGACTCATACGGCAGCGATCATCACCAAACAAGCGGAGGGGGCGCTGGCAGAATATGAACGACTCTCGAGACTCACTGCTGACTCCCGCCGAGAGACTGACGCATGGGCACACTCTGATGATGCTGGGGCACGCGCACTCGACGCTGGCACAGAATCGCCGGATGGTGGCCAACCAGAATGACGTCGCGCTGAAGGCGATGGGCGGCGAATCAACCCACGGATCGGAGCCGGGAGTGGATGAAATGCTCGTCCTGGGGAATTACAACGTGACGCAGCAGTTGCACCCGTCGGCGGTTTCGGCTCCATCGCCGTCCGCCCCTGGGCCAGCCAATTCCAAACTCGGGACGCTGGCCAAGCTCGGGGTCGGAGCCGCGCTCCTGGCGACCGGGATCGGCGGCGGGGTTGGCGCGTCGTTGATCTTCAGTGCGTTGACGCAACGGCCATCGAATCCGCCGGTCGTGCGCCCCGTCCCCAAGCAATCGCAAACCCTGTTCGATCTGGACTTCGGTCCCGAGGTTGTTCCGCCTCCGCCGAGATGAATCCTTTCGAGGGGCTGGTCCGCTTGGCACGATGCCGCGGGCCGGCCTTTTTCTATTCGAGGAGTAAAGCCATGCCCATCCGCCTGATCGTGATTTCTGCATCCGCACTATTGTCGCTGTGTCTGATCGGATGCAATGACGAGTCTTGCCCCCCCAACATGGAAGAGATCGCGCGGAGTAGCTGTGGCGATGGTCGTAGTGATTATCAGTGCTGGCCTGGAACTGATCGGAACCGTGACGGCGAGCGTTTTTGGTATGACAATTTTGGACAACGGCTCTACTTCAGCCGCGGGAGAGTCTGGAGGCAATGTTGCGGAACTCGGGGATGGAACGCCAAGGGCAATCCCCACCGAAACAATGTCACGCTACTTAAGAAGCCGTTTCGCTATAACCCCACAAGGATCCCAGCCATGCCTATCCGCCCGACGCTCGTATTCGCCCTCCTGTGCGTGCCCGCCGCCGCGGACGACACAATCCCCGCCCCGGCGAAGTACGGCACGCCAGACGCGGCCTATGCAACGCACGGGGGCTATCTCTCGGCGTTCGATCCGCGGACCCGCAACCCGCGTTGGGTGCTCGAGCGAATCGACCGGACGTCGCTGCGGAATGTGGTCAAGCGAGACACGGAGAAGTTCCGCCCCGATTCGTCCCTGCCGGCCGTGTTCCGCGTGGACGACCGCGATTACCTGCGGAGCCAGTGGGACCGCGGGCATCTGGCGGCCGCCGCAAATCACCTCGCCAGCCAGGCGGACCTGGACAGCACGTTCCTGTTCTCGAACACGATGCCGCAGTCCGCCCCCTGCAACCGTGGGATCTGGGCGCGGCTCGAAGCGGAGATCCGCGACCTCGCCGAGCAAGAGGACGTTGGCGCCGTGTTCGTGCTGACGCTGCCGCTGTGGAGCGCCGGGCCGGATGGGATGGTGCGGCATGCGGTCATCGGGCCACATCGGGTGTTCGTGCCGACGCATTGCGGGAAGTCGGTCCTGATCGAGCGCGGCGACCGCTTGGAACTGCGGGCCTGGATGGTGCCGAACCTGGACTGCGGCAGCCTGGAGACGCATCACTTCCGCTGCCCGGTCGATCTGCTGGAGTCCGAGGCCGCGCTCGACTTCTGGGCGGCCCTGGAGGACAGCGAAGAAGCGGAGTTGGAAGCCGTCAAATAGCCGGCGCGTAGCCGTCAAATGAAACCCCAAGTTGGAGTCTGGAATGGAATGCGTTCTCTTGTTTGCGGCAGGCGTGGGCTTCGTTTGTTTCTTGGTCACTTTGACCTACTTGGAATGGTGGGGGCAGTCACATCGTCGCGATGAGAGGCAGGCAACGGCAGACGCCTTCCGTGCGGAATGCGACGAGGTCATGGAGTTTTGCGACGAGATTCAGGCCAGCTGGAAGCGGTGTGCTGCCGAAAAGCCCGCGCCCGGAAACATGCTGATGTGGACGGAGCAAAAGACCGGCGAAAACTGGCCATTAAGGTTTCAGGCCGACCACCCCGCGGGCTCGCATTTTTATCAAGTTGATGCGTCGTACGACGATGACGGGAAGGTGGCATACTGGAGCGCGGAGTACGTCGACAGACACTGGCTAACCCACCGAATGAGGATCGCGGACACCGACTTCGAGTCCTGCATTTTGGCCTGCGAGCGGCACGCGGCCTACTGCCTCGAACATCCGGTTCCGTGAAAAAGACGTGACATCCGCCCGTAGCCCGCGTATAGTGGGGGCAGGTTTACCCCAAGTCACCTGCCGAGGCAAACATGATCAAGACACCAACGAGCACATTGGCACTTTTCGCCGTGGTCCCGCTCACGCTTTACATGCTGTTCACGATAAACAGCGATGGTGGCCTCCAGTTATCCGAACCCGACGAGTCGATCGGCCTTCATCAGAGCGCGATCGACGCGGCTTTTCTGGAGCACGAGCAAGCAAGCCAAAGGAAACCGACAGATCCGAAGCAGCCGATAACGCGTGTAGTCACCCTAGGAAAAGTAACAAGGAACGGACAC